TAGATACTTATAGCAGGTTTTAATTGGTCATAAATCAAGCCCTTTGATTCAGTACCTACCGCTAGGTTAAACGTCCCTTCTGTGTCCTGAGATGAATCGTAATATAGTCTGTCGGTATGGGTTATCAATGGAGCAACTAAACCCCTTGAAACCGTTTCCGTTCCTATAAATATATCCTTTCCTTGTTGTAATAATGTAGATACTTCGGCGGGTGTATATTCGAAAGCAACATTTGCGAGCGTTTCTAATGAACTTAAATCGTCATCTTTGAATGTGTCTTTTAACGAAGTCATATTTCCAAAGAAGGTAAGTCTATAATTTACAGGCTTATTATCTTGCATCTGGACACCCTCCAGTTTTATATTTCCAATCTTAAAAGGATTATAGTTTAATTCTAATGTAGCTGGTTTTTTACTTCTTGCATCAAACCCCTTTATATTAAAATTATAGAAGTGTTTAAATATCTTGTTATTGACCGTAGAAGCTGGAACGTTGAAAGTCCTAGTATAATCAGTAAAGACCTTTTCTAAATCTTGTACATCCTTAATACTTTGTTTAAGTACTACGCTTTCATTATCGTGTAACTCTACCTGTTGCCCTTCTATATATAGTTGTAATGAAATCATTAACGTACATTGTTTATCTTGTTAAATGCAAACTCAAATCCTACTGTGTAATCAATTAACTTATCGTTTAAAACGTTTTTAAGGGTCATATCTTTACTCGAAATAATAACGGGTAGTGTTTTACCCTCCCATCTAATCCAAGCGTTCTCAGATAAGAACAGTTCTTCTAAAGCACTATTGAAATCTTCCTTTACATAACCAGTATTTAAGGTAATTTTAGTAGAACCGTTTACATTATACCTTTGCTTTTGCCCTTCGTTAGTTCCGTAAGTAAGAGTATTGGTGTCTATTGTGTTTCTTTTATACGTCTCATCTTTTACATTGAAGCTTTCGGTAGTCTTTTTAAAGAAATATATATCTTGATAAGTACCTAACTTGTTTACAAACGTTACTTTGTGTGGTGTAAACTTCGGCTCACATATATTATTAACCGTTACAGTCTTTAAAAGTGTGGTGTCATCGGTTGCATAAATCTCAACAGAACTAGAATCTGCTGGTATTGTTAGATACTGAATCTTTTGGTTAGAGTTTCCGCTGTCAGTTATTTCAGTAGTAACCGTATCAATAACAACCCTACCAACACCCTCAGCAAATATTGGAAGCTTACCCGCCGTTCCTTCTGGTAGATACATATTAAGACTGGTCTGCAAAAGGTCAGTACTTAACGCTGGATTTATTTCTTCTTGAAAGTCTCCATATCCATCAAAAGCCAAATAAGTAAAAGTTTGCGTTCCGTTTGATTCATATATTGCTTGAGTTACATCGTCATAATAATCTACAACCGCAGAAACCCAAACAGTATTACATAAATAGTCATTATCAAAAGATGTCACTAGATAATCTTTGACAAGCTGACCAACCTCTAGAACAATGTTATTTTGTGAGGATATTCTATCTTTGCTTATTTCGTACTTTAAATCTCCATTTGAAAAACTTCCCGAAGTTCCAGAATATACATATAATTTTAAATCTACTTTTTGTAAAGCCATTTTTTCTTTTTATTAAATATTACCCCCGCCTGTGCTGCAATTCCAAATAAGAGAATTTTGAACTATTCCAAAACTGTCTATTTGTATTGCGTAAAATTGGTATTGAGCATCTCCTGTTGTTTGGGTTGTTGTTATTACATACCATTTACCGCCTCCAAATACTGCTGTACTACCGTAGCACATTCTATTACCAAGTTGATAACGTGCAGCTGAAGCAGATGATGCATTCGTAGATACTTCATTGCTAGTCTGCCAATATCTACCAGCTTCCCTTTCCGAGCATATATCGTCTATTGAATTGTAGCCTTGACTCAAAAACACAGTTACAGTTCCGCAATCTAATTGTTTTGCAGGTTGCGTTATATCAACATCGCAGGTTATATTTGCACCTCCTGAATTACTAAACCCAGTTGCAGGTGGTTCTATTGTAAAGGTTATTGTTCTAGGTGTATCTAAGAGAACTTCTGGAAATGATTGAGGTGTCCAACTTATAAGCGTTCCTAGTGTTAAACTTGGCGCAGCAATGTTTCCACTATCCGATATAAAGGTTCCTGTAATTTGAGCATCAGCACAAGTAAAAGGTAGAAGTGTTGCGGTTGCAGGTTGTAAATATGTCACATTGCAATCAAAAGTCCCAGGATAGTTTGTATATCCAATGGGAATATTAAACCTATAAGTCAATACTATATTTCTATCTGAACCTGTATTGTTTGCACCCACATTTAAACTTGTAGTTATATCAGTAGAACCATAAAGAAGTTTGTTTAATTGAAGACCACCATTCCCCCAAGTGGATTTATGTACTTTTCCATTTTGTTCTATGTTTCCAGTTGTTTCGTCTATGTCTGCATCATCACAATCAAAGGCAACGCATCCTGAAGTATTAAAAGAAAAACTATTTGAAACCGCAGAACAACTACCCGAAGTGTTTATTGCTTTAAATTGAAATACAGCACTTACGCAAGGTGTAGAAGATTGTATCGTGCATACAGTACTAGACCCTGTACCTGAAATGACAGCCGTTACAGAACCGCTTCCACTTACCCTTGAAACTTGATAACTTGCAATAGACTCAGTACCTGCTGTAAAATAAGAATCCACATCTATTAACTGTTCTAGCGATGGGGCTATGTTTGAAAGGTTTGGTACTGTGCTTGAAAATATAGGGCAAGTAAGATTTATAGAAGGGTCTTCTTGTGCGGTCTGAAATGGCTGGTCGAACGTTTGAACACAATCAATAGTAGCATCGTTAGAGTTAGTGTAAGCCGAAGGTATCGCAATAGTATAAGTTACGCTTCTTGATATTGTGCTTGTTCCAGTATTTGCAGCAAAACTATAATCCGTCTGGTCTAATATAGAACCATTTCTAATGTTAGGGTTATTTATTACACCACTACTATCTACCGAGAAGTTTGTAAGTCCAGCAGTTGTACATGTAAAAATACCCAGCGCTTGAGTTGGTTCTGTAAATTGTAGAAAATATGGACTTCTAACGTTTATCTTTGTACTCATTATTTTTTATTTAGTGTAAATTGTAAAAACTCTTCTACGTCTAATCCGTATGCTTCTAATAGTTCATCTGGTAGTTTCTTAAAACCTTGTTCAAATGGTTTAGTAAAAAATAAGCTAGGCTTTAAACCTTTCTTCTGTATGCTTCTTGCAATTAAGAAACCTAACGTTGTATATCCACCTTTTTGAAATCTACCCTTTGAGTCTCTTAATTTAAGACCCTTTGCTTTTGCCCAATCGGCTAACGGTTTAATAGGTGGCATTTTACTTTTATAGCTATAAGGAGTATCGTACTTCTTTTCAGTTCCGCTTACACCTTTATCTTGAAAATTACCATAACCTAAATCCCAGCTTAGTTTAAACGAATTAGGGCTAACCGTTAAAACACCATCCAACTTCTTATAGAGTCCCTTAGAAACGTTCTTTTTACCCTTGGTTAATCTACTACGTGATTGTTGAGCAACAAACTTCCTGAACTTCTCTAAAGATTCTTTGGTGTTGGTTAGCATACTGTCATATCGTTTTTAACTAATACGTCAAATGTTGCTGCCCATCCTGCTAACTTGTTTTCGAATCTATCTACAAACGGCTCACACCCTACAGCCCCATCAACTTGGAATAGGTCAGTATATAACTCTCCTCTTTGTAGTATTGATACAACCCTATTAATAACCTCTAACTGCGTGTTTAAAACATCCTGCTCATTATCATTACCTACAAATATATCTGTAACCTCATCCTTTGATTCATCTACAATATCCATTGCTAGGATGCTAATGTTAAACGTCATTGTATTGGATGCTACATTGCAGTTGTTTACTATTATGTGAGATAAAGGAAAGATGGTCTGTTTATTTAAATCAACATCATCTAAGCTACCATAAGAAACCGTATTAACAAAAGGCTCTGCATTAAGTGCATCCTTTATTTTTTTCGTTACGTTGTAAAATCCTGTCATCTGTTCTTAATTAGTTTTGCTTCTAGTTGGTTCTTTTCTTTTTCAAATGCTAAAAACATAAAGCACTCGTGAAAGTTTAATTTAGTAATATATTCAAATCGTCTAACATCTCCTTTAGAGAGTCCATAGAGTGATTGATACCACCCCCATTTTTTGCCAAAGTTTGTAGCTGCTCCGTAGTCAGTTCCTTCGGTATTTCCTGATTCAAATAACTCAGGGTAGTTTTCAGTAGTTCGTTGTTTAAATTGTAAAAAAAAAACATACAACCCATTACTACATCCAAAGGCATTTGCTTCATTAGGTCAGCACGTTCTAAACCATCGTACTCTTCTATCTGGTATCTGTCTCCTTTTTGTAATGTGATAGGTCTATAAAGAACTGCCATAGCTTTGTGCATCATATCCCAATCAGTAAAGTTCTCGTCTAAATCAATATACTCTCCTAGTGTCATATCATCTAAGACAGGAACAAAACCGTACTCAACACCCTTCATTTTAAACGTAGGTATTAAGTCTTGCTTTAATTCAAAGAGTTTGTTTATGTCGTTTAGTATCTCTTGTACGTAGATGTATTTAATCTTAGCTATATCCTTTAGATTAAGGTTGCAGAACAACTCAACAGTCTTATGCATTAAGAAGCTGCTCTCTTGATTCTCATCTGTATTTAACTTAGCAAACTTTTGGTATTGCTCTAGTGTTATTTCAGATAAACTACTTGGTATTTGTATTTCTACTTTCATATATTATAACAATAATAAAACCTTTGTTTTGTATAAATAGAAAAGGGGCTACATCTCTGCAACCCCTTTACTAACTAATCTAAAACTATGAAAAAATGTTAGCACCTATTTAAAGGATATGCCAATCCTTATTTTAAATTGTTTTCGTAGACGTATCTATATATCTCATCTATCTTGTCTTCTAATTCTTTGCTGTTCTGTTCAAAGATTTCTTTTCCTTTGCTGTATGTTTTTTGAAAGTCTATTATTAATCTTACTGGTTGACCTCCCTTTTTCCAACTGGATGATATTGGTTTTTGTATTACATATACATCGTTCTCCCAGCATATCTTTTTAACTTCCCAATCCTCTAGTACTTGAGTAGCCATAGGAATGCATTTAAGAAGACGTGAAGGCTTATAATGCAAACGCCTGTAAATATTAAACCTCTTTTTATTGTGCTTCTTACAAGGCTTCTATTCTCTTCTGCTGTTAATCTTTTTACTAATTCGTATTCGTAACTTTCTTTTAAATCTTTCATATTGTTTGTTTTTGTAAATATATTAAATTTAACTCATCCAAGCCCTATCGCATTCTTTGCTACAAAAATCTCCATCACAGGGATTAAGACATTCTAGGCATTGGTTTTCTTTTGGTTCGTTTGATGGGTCGTACATATTGTTTGATTATAGTGTGTTTAAAAATAAACTTGATTGTAAGGCTTTTTTTGGCTCTTCGTTGAATTGTTGGTAAAACATAACGAAGGCAAACATCATAGTATCTTTGTCTATTGTTTTGTAATCTATCCCTTTTGTAGCTTCTGTGTAAAATTCTTTGTAAGTCATATTGTTTGTTTTTAATTATACACCAAATATAAAACCTTTTTTTGAATTAACAAAACTATTAACAAAAAAACTTTTAGTAGATAAAATATTGCCCCTTGTTTGGGTTCTCTAATGTATCGGTTAGAATGTACCGTGCAGCATCTATACAATCGGGATGTAGACCGCTTGGCTTCTGAGTCTTGTTGCCTTCTTTATCTGTTGCCCATATATAACCACCTAATTCTTTTTTAAGGTTCTTAGAACGGCTTGTAACGTATATCTCGTTTTGATTCATTAAGTTGATACCATATACAACTGAGTCTCTTCCTTTACTTACCCCGTGTATGTTGTGACCATATCCCTGTAACTCTGCTATTGATTTAGGCTCTGCACTATCAGCTGTTATGTTTTCTCTTATATCGTGTGACTCTAAAAATCTGCTAATATCTCTATTGAGCATTCCCTTTTGATATAGTACCTCATCATATACATAAGCATCATTCCATTTATATAGTGCTATTAATGTTGTAGGGTCTACGCTGTAGCCAAAATCCATTCCGTAACCTAGTAACCTTGCTTCTTGTGGTACTGTATCTATTTCTTTCCAGTCTGGTATACAAGCACCCTCTAAGCTTCCTACCTCTCCAAGTCCATATACTCTCCACCAGTTAGCCCAATAAGTAGATGTCTTAGCCTTATCCTTTGCTTTCTCTATTTCCTTTACAATACTTTCAGGTAGTGAGTCATTATCTTTATAGGTTAGTGTAATAAAGTCTGTATCGTCTTTCCCTATTAGTTCTTTGTCTACCCAAAATAAAGCAGATGGATTGTAGTCTAACCAGACGTTTCCCGATGTCCTTACTACTAACTGTTGGTATGCATCAAAAGGAATGTTGTTGCACTCATTAATATATAGGTCTGTTCTTCTTGCTCCTCTAAGTTTATCTGGTTGGTCAGTTGAAAAGAACTCTATATAACTTCCGTTTGTAAAGGTGTATTTTAAGGTACTCTTATTTAGTTGGCTATCCTTATATCTATTCACGCCCTTAAGAAGCCCTAAGAAGTCTTTAAAAGCACCTCTACGTAGATGAGGTATTGATTCACTTACTACACTAATCTCCTTCCCTTTGTTTCGTATGGCGTAATCAATAAGGATTAGCAGAATACAAATAGTCTTACCAGCAGATGTTCCACCTCTTACTATCTTTACCCTGCTATCTAATTCCTGTAACTTATCTAATGCTTGCGTTCTAGCTACCTGCATCTATAAGAATAAAGGTAAGTCTTCGTTAATAGTAATGTCCTTAGTTTCTTTTGGCTTCCCTAAGTAGTAGCTTAGGTACAACTGTACCCATTTAATATTTCCAGACTTTACACCCTCTGACAACGCTGCTAATGCATCATCTTCTAATGGGCTTAGTCTTTCTACTAATTTTATTTCTTCGCTCTTAGGTTTACGCCCTGCGTTCTTATTACCCCCGTTGAATTTTCTTTTATCCACAATCAAATAATTTCATTAATGATTCTACTATAACAATAACTTTTTAAAGTGTTTGTTAAATGCCACCTGCATCATCATCGCCTTTATTCTTGTGGTAATCCTCAAAGTATACCCAAATACTTGCTAGTGTTATCGTCCATCCTAAGAAGAACAATAATAAATAACTTCCCATCATAACCTTATCTTCGTTTACGTTTTAAATCCATTTGCATCATATTACATATTGCTTCCATACGTTCTAAAAGGCTTTCTGCTTTCTCCTCTGGTGTTTTATCTATTAATAGATGTAGTCTATCGTATGCAGTTCCTGTTTTCTTTTGTTGTACTTTAGGTTTTGTTTTCTCTTCTCTCTCTTTGTTTAGTTTGTCTCTAAGGTTGTTTGTTTCTGCTTCCTTTTCTATTCCGTAAACTTCTCTATGGTAGCTTGCCAATACTATTAGATACTTATTTCTAAACTCGTGGTCTGTCTTAATCCAATAGTCTGCTTTATTAAAACCGTGTAACACTGATGCATGATTCATGTTAACGGTATCGCCTATACTTTGATACACCATATTCTCTTGGCTTCTTAGTATGTAGAAGTATATAAACCTAGCTTCTATTAATAGTCTTTCTCTACCTACTTCGTTTACGTTTTTATTTAAATATTCTCTTATTAAATTTTTAAGTATTTCTGTTTTGTTTATTATTACTTGTATGTATTCTGCTTTCATTTAAAATAATGTAATTTGTTTTTCGTTTTGTCTTTTCATAATACCTATTGCAGTTTCTAGTATTGTTTTACCAGCTTCATAGTCTACTAAGTTGCGGGCTATTTTATTTGTGGGTTGTCTTCCTTTGTATTTATAGAAATCGTAATCGTGAAACTCACATAGTTTTTTAACCTCGTTTGTACCACTAGATATTTTTGCTTGTTCTCTTTTAGACAATACACTTGGTAAATTAAAGTTTGTCCAGTACAAATGTCTATCTCTTTTTTTAGCAATAATCAATGGTTCATAATACGGTATTACGTTTTCAACTACATATTTACCCTTAAAACGTGCATCTTTTCCTTTTGAAACAGTTTCTAATAGTATTATTTCTTCATATAATTTCATATCAGGGTATTTTGTTTCTAAATTAGGATTCCAACCCCTTGCTCTACTATGTGTAGGGCAGGGGGGAGAACTCCATATAAAATCAAACTCTTTGTAATGGTCTAGTAAGTATTGATGTGCATCCCCTACTACTACCTTGTCATTAGGAAAACGCTCTTGATATAATCTTGCAAGTTCTTCATCCCATTCAACAGCTGTAACTTCTATATTAGTTACTTCATCCCATTTATATCGGTTACCTCCTAGACAAGCATATAAGTTTAGTATTTTCATTATTTATTTTTATTTTTTCTCTTGTAGTATTGATTTAAATACAACTCCATTAACGGTCTAAAATCCGAAATAGACGCAATAGCTAGGTTATTTTTTATTGCCATTTTTTCATATTTCTTAAAGAGATGTTTCATTGCCTTTCTATCTTTTTGGCATTTTCGGTAACCTATTTGTATCATCTCCCTTACACAATAAGCTGCTATTTTTCTTTTACCAAATTCTTTATTTAAGTAAGAGAAATTTTCTAACATAAATTTTGCAAAATCTATATCTTTTATTTTACAATTACCTTCTTTAAATTCTTTAACTCCAGCACTTGATAAACCAAAAAAACAATTTACAATATTACCTACCGATATGTTATTGCTGTTGGCTTTATAAATATCGTACACTGTTTTGTAATCTTCATTGTAGTCAACATATTCTTTTAAATAGTTTAAGGTATTCCAAGAAAGGTTACCATTGTTTAAACTTATTATACTATCTAAATGTTCTTTAGCGTTGTCCGTGTCTACCCAATCAACTATATAAGCAGGTACAGTTTTTTGATTTAATAATATAGCTGTCTTTACTCTATGGTGTCCTTCCATTAAATCTCCTTTATCAGAAATAGTTACTGGTATCATCCAATGATGTTTTAACAATTTTTTAGAGAAATTCTCTGAATGTGATTCTACTAAGTCTCTATTTACTTTAGCGAATTTTATCTCGCTAATTGGATAGAATGCCTGAAACGTTCCTACTTTGATGTTTGTGTTTGTCATAATAATTGTTTTTAATTGTTAGTGTTTAGTTTAATATTAAGGATTCTAGTTCTGCTTCTTTTCTTTTGGTTTTTTCTAATCTACATCGTTTAGCGTGTGAATCCAAATAGCTACCGTTGTATTCATTGCCTGATATAATTTCATCAAGCTCTTGGTTTGTGTACTGCGAATAAATAAAGTCTGTGTAATTCATAATATGTATTTGTTTGTTGATGTAAACTTACAAAACATTTCTGACATACCAACAATTATTCTTAATAAAATTTATAAGTATTTTATAAACGCCTAAAGGATAGAAGTTTAATTCCTAAAATTCTGTACGAAGTTTTAACAAGTTATAGCATTCAACATATCTCTGCTTTGCTTTTCCCTTGTATGTATCTTTAAAGAGTTGATACATTTTCTTTGTGTATTGGTATTGTGTATTACAATCCGCTAGGTATTTCTCTGCGAACTTCTTCCCTTTACCTTTGCAGTAGTTTACATTATCTGCCGTGTCTCCTATAATCATTTGCTCATAGAAGTTGTACATTGCTTCTTCTTCTGTTATATCGTAAACAACTTGATGTTTCTGGTGGTAGTTGTACATCAAGCAGGGAAATTGTTTGTAGTCTTTATCTATTGAGATAATCATTACGTTATCTCTTCCTACTTCTTTTGATAGATTGTACCAGTACTTTGCTACTAGGTCGTCAGTCTCGATGCCGTGTCCGTAGAGCGAGTTATAGTTCTCTTTGACCCAATCGTGCATCTCTTGTAAAAGGATGGGCTTAGGAGTGTTTATTCTGTTTGCTTTGTACTTTGGTGTTATTAGCTTTCTAAAGTTTCCTAGAGAACCGCTAAAGACTACTACCCTATCTACATCGTAAGAATCTTCTAGCTTATTTATTATAGACATAAACACCTCATCAAACTTTGAGGTGGCATCTTCTAGGTTTTCGTGGTAAGGGCTGTCTTCTGGGTTGTCTCTTTTCTTGTAGCAGCTTGACCAGATTAAACTGTCGGCATCAAATAATAATATCATTGTTTGTTTGTTTTAGGTTACTCTTCTTTTACTTCCTCTTCAAATACTCTTCTTTCTATTACTTCGATTCTATCAATCATTACCATTAGAACTTTCTGCATCTGTTGGACTTCTTTCATCATCCAAATCAATTTACTTTCTTTCATTTATCACTTGTTTAGTTAGCACTACTCCTGTTTGCTTTACGTACTTAATCTTATTGTCTTTCCAGCTAAATACATTTTCTTTCTTTGTTGTTCTTTTTCTCATTTTCTTTCTTTGTTACAGTTTCCGCAGTTCGTTCTTGTGCCTGAATTTAAAGCACCGCAACTTATGCAGTTCCAAGTTTTATCTGTCATTTAGTTGTTTTAGTTTTTCTATATATAATGTCGCATCCATTAACTCTTCCTGTAAATGCACTAGGAACGCTTCTAAGGACTCTTTACTATCTTCTAGTGTTGTATTATACTTTTTTATTCCTACTTGACTACGCTCCTCGTATAGGTCTTTTACGTCTTGTACTATACCATCTCTTGAATTAAGCCCTAGTGTAGAGTTTTTAGTCCATTGATGTTCTAGCCAATCATTATAATCTTTCTTATTCTCGTTCTCAAAGTACTTCTTTATACTATCGCTCATAGTCCTAGTTCTTGTTTTTTGCTATATACCTTTAGTTCTTTCTCTAACTCTTCTATTCTATCTTCTGCCTTTCTTGCTCTTTCTATAGCTCTAATAGAATCTTGTCTATACTCTTGCATTGCTATGTGATAGTTGTTCTTCTCTAACTGTAGCTTATTACAAGAGAAACTTATCTTAACAACCGCAGCGCAGACATCGTTTAACTGTAAGTTATCTGGCTTGGCTTTAACCCATTCCAATACGTTTGACTGTAGTGTTAATAGATTACTTGTAAGTTGTATGTCCTCCATTACTTCTAGCTTCTTGTACATTGGTTCTCTTGATGTCATTAGAATCTACATTTTTTATTTTCGTAATGTACACCTATTTTATTTAAAAACAAAATTATAGGTTCTTCTCCATATTCAAAGTTTTTCCATTGACCATCTACATAGCGTCTAGTAACAAAACAATCCTTTAAAGGTATATCAGTATTCTCGTCTTTGTGTTCGTGTTCTACTTTAATAACTAACCCAGCATCCCCCCATCTATCTGCAATGCGTGTAAGTAAGTATTCTTGACCTTTAGGTATTCGATTGAATCTTCTTTTAACCTCTCCAAGAATTAAAATCTGATTACTAAACTCAAATACAAAATCAACATCACTTGGGTGTATCTTTCCGTTTTGAACTCCAGTGAAATCTACAGCTTGATTCACTAACTTACTATTTCTTATTAAACTCATTTATTTGTATTCGTTAAAAATACGCTCTAGCTTTTTCCAAACTCCATTTAAAAAACAACTGTTACATCCAGTCAATTCCCTACGGTCATTAAAAACCCTATTGTAAATGTTTAGTAAAGCCCTTTGTTCTTCTATCGTTACCGTGTTTAGTTTACCTACTCTTTCTTCTAGATAGTTGTACTCATCTTCTGTAAGGCAGTTTGGTCTGTAGTTTGGAAATAGATAGTTTAGTTTCTCTTTGCGCTCATCACATCCACAGTCATCACCAGCTACAAACTTAACTAACTTCTTAATACCTGTAGCTTCTGTAAACTTCTCTACCGTATCGCCTAATCCTTTACTTGCTTCTGCGTGGTTCTTCTTCCACTCTTTGTAAGCCTTACTTCTTTTGTCTCCTTTAAATTCTGTCATAATCTTCATTTTTATAGTCCTCGTATGTTTCTCCTAACTTACTTTGGATATCGGTTTTACAATTCTTTAATGTATTAAATATACTTACCCAACTTATGTTGGTCTCTGCTGCTATCTTTCTTATGCTTAAATCTGTATCTCTATACAACTTAAATAGTTTTCTATCGTACCAATTCCATTCTTCCGCAACCTCATCTATAAGGGTACAAACTTTGTTAAACGCTTCGTGTTCTTCTAAATTGGTTTCGTCTGCTATCTGTAAAAGGTTTTCTTCATCATCAATACTAACTTTCTGTATTTTTCTTTTAGAATTATAATACTGAAAATAAACTGAACGTAAAGTAAAAAACATATATCCTCTAGATACTTTGTTATTCTTGATAATGTTGTATGGTTTCGCATATTTAATTAATCTAATGTAAGCCTCTTGTACAATGTCCTCAGCATAATTAAACTCGCCAAAGCCATTTACTATCTTAATCCAATCTTCGTGCTGACTAGCTACAATGTTTAACCAGTCAAGCCCTATTATTCTTTTTTCTCTATCCATATTACTGTTAGACTTATAAAACCAATGCAGCATTGCAAGGT